GTATCACCGTTAATGGTGATATTTCTAATGTTACAGGTAATGTAACTATTACTGGCAATACTTCTTTCTCGGCTAATGTCGATTTAGCGGATAACTCAGCTATTAATTTAGGAGCCTCTGATGATTTACAAATTGTTCACGACTCTTCTAATTCTTCTATCACTAGCTCCACAGGTTCTTTGCACATTGATTCTGATAGCTTAAAATTAAGAAGTGCTTCAGGAGAAGAATATTTAACAGGAACTGCGGATGGTGCCGTTGATATTTATTATGATGACGCAGTCGTCTTTTCGACTATTGATAATGGTGTCGATGTTCAAGGTAAAATTACCGTAGAAAATTCTGCTGTAGCCGAAGCTCATACTTTAACTGATGGTTCTACTATTTCTTTAGATTTATCGGTAGGTAATAACTTCTCTGTTACTTTAGAAGGTAATCGAACTTTAGCCAACCCTACCAATGAAACTGTAGGGCAGTGTGGATTTATTGTTGTTCGTCAAGATGCTACAGGAGGCAGAACTTTAGCCTTTGGTGGTGAATACAAGTTTATTGGAGGTTCAGCACCGAACCTCGCATCACGGACCGCTAATCAAGTGGATCGATTGGACTATGTTGTAGTTAGTGGTACAGAAATACATGTTAACGCAACAGGACCCTACAGCTAATGTTTAGATCAATGGGTGGAGCTGCTTTCGGCTCTCTGTTCAAAGCAACCGATTTCACTACTCAAACCGAAAACACAACATTAACCGTACCAGACGGTGCTAATGCAATTCACATTCAAGCAGCTGTGGGTGGGGGTGCTTCAGGTGTCAATGGTTTCTCTTATGATAAATCAGGGGGTGAGTCTGCGGGAACCGCAGGTGGCTCAGGCGCTTACGTTTCTGATAAAGTTTTTAGTGTTTCTCAAGGAGAGACTTTAACCCTTACCGTAGGAGCAGGGGGAACAGGAAACACAGGGGGATACCCTAATCAACAAGGTGTAGATGGAGAGAACACAGTTTTATCTGGTAGTTCAACAGGTTCTATTTTTACTTTAGGAGCGGGCGAAGCAGGTGGATCTGAAGGTGGAAGTAGTCCTAACGGAAGCGTTCGTACTAATCTTCCTTCCGCTGGAGGCACTGCAACAATCGACGGAACAGCAATTACTTCAGGTACTTTTATTGAAGCCAACGGAGCATCTGTCACTTTTGCTACCGCTACTACCTTGAATCAAGGTCCTGTCGGTACTTTTGATCAATCAGGTAACGGTGAAGCGGGTATAACAGGAAATAATTGCTCTGGAGATAATTGCCGTGTCGACGGTAGTGTTGGAGGAGATTCTTACGCTGACAATATTGCTGGTGGAACTGCTGGAACTGCTTCTGGGGCGGGAACGGCAGGAGGAGACGGAACAAGAGGATCTGGTGGTGGCGGAGGAGCTGCTCAAGTTGACGGTGGCGGATTTACTTTAGGGGGAGATGGAGGAGACGGAGAAATTATCTATCGATTTATAAAAGTTTTATAGTAGACTAAATAAAGAAAGGACTAAGAATGTATTTACAGAATTATTATTATTATTTTCAAAAAGCTTTAACATCTGAGTTTTGTGATCGAATTATTGAACACGGAAAAAAACAAATTCAAGAAGAGGCTAAGGTTGCTGATCCCAACTTACAAAAAATTAGAAACTCTTCTATTGCTTGGATGCAGGATTTATGGTTATACGAAGCCATTGAGCCCTACATTCAAGAAGCCAATGTTAAAGCAGGGTGGAACTTTGATTTAGTAGCATCGGAGACTTGTCAATTTACTATGTATAAAGAAAATCAATACTATAACTGGCATCGAGATTCTTTGAAAGAACCTTATAATAGACCCAATTCACATGAACATGGAATGATTAGAAAGTTATCCGTTACCGTTTCTTTAGAAGATGGAAATAATTATGAAGGGGGCAATCTTGAATTTGATTTACGTGATCGAGAAGACAGTCAATCGGTAATCTTATCAGCAGAACAAGCAAGAGCTAAAGGATCAATTATTGTCTTTCCTTCTTTTGTTTGGCACCGAGTAGCCCCTGTTACGAAAGGCACTCGATATTCTTTAGTGATATGGACTATTGGTCCTTCTTTTAAATAATCATGCAGTGGGAAATAAATAAATGGTTTGGTAATCCTATCTTTATTACTAAGTTAGAAAACCATGAACAATTAAATAAAGAAGTTTTACAATTAATTAATAAAGATGTTCAACCCACTCATTCTTCTTTTGCACGAACCACGGATATTGAATCTTCTTCACAGGGTATCACAGACAATCTACACCGTAATCCTCAGTTTCAGAATTTGTTTGATGCTATTCAAAAACAAATCAAGACTTTCTTAGATGCCAATCAATATCGAATGGATGTTTTTGATCCTTATATTACAAAGGCTTGGGCTACTTTTTCAGTCAAAGGTCAACATATTGCTAGTCATAAACACACTGCTAGCCACTTTAGTTTGGTCTATTATGTTAAAGCAGAAGATCAAGGCAATGTTGTCTTTCAACCCGAAGAAGCTTTAAAAGGTGGACTCTATATTCCTGCTCGAGATGATTACTATAAGGGGTGGAGCGATATTAACTTTGCTTCTGTTACATATCCTTCTGAGACAGGGGGATTAATTATCTTTCCCAGTCACCTTCTTCATCACACTCAAGAAAATACAAAAGACACACCACGAATTAGTGTATCCGCAGATATATTATTGACGATGAAAGAAGGGATTAAATCCGAGCATTGTTTACCTAGTCCAGATACTTGGAAGAAAATATAGAATTATACTAAAATTCTAGTATATTAAACACCATGCCACTAGCTAATTTTACGTTAAAATCAGGTGTTAATAAAGAAGTCACAGAGTACACGGGTCAAGGACAATGGATTGATTCCGATAATGTACGCTTCTTTCAAGGACTACCTCAAAAAATAAAGGGTTGGGAAAAATTTCTTCCAACTACTTTAGTAGGTGTGGTCAGAGCACAACATGCTTGGGTGGCACTCGATGGAATTAAATATAATTCCTTTGGCACGGACAGAAAATTATATATTTACCAACAAGGTATTATTTACGATATTACTCCAATTCGACAAACTTTTACTTCTCAGAGTAACGTCTTTACAACAACTGAAAATGAATCTTTAGTCACTGTTACTATAGCAGGGCATGGCGCTATAGTAGGTGCTTTTGTGACTTTTGATAATGTGACACTATCTGATCCGAACACAAGCTTTGACGCTGCTACTTTTGAAGATGTCGAGTTTGAAGTACAAGAAATTGTCGATGGAAATAACTTTACTATTAATGTAGGAAGCGATGAAACTCAATCGGGGATCACGGGACAAGGATCAACCGATGCTGCTTTTCAAATCAATCCCGGACCTGCTATTTCAGTCGAGGGCTATGGTTGGGGTACAGGTACTTGGAATACTTCAAGAGCAGTGAACTTAGCTCCTAACAATGGTTGGGGTACTCCCGAAGACGACGAGTTTGTTACATTGGATGCTCGACGTTGGTCATTAGATAACTTTGGTGAAGATTTAATTGCAACAGTTTTAAATGGTGGAACTTATCTTTGGGATAAATCTTTGGGACCTGATGCAAGAGCCACACAAATTAGTGGTGCTCCTACTAAATCAAGATTTAGTTTAGTTTCAACGCCCGATCGACACTTACTTAATTTTGGCACAGAAAGCGAAATAGGTAATACCAATTCACAAGATGATTTATTGATTCGCTTTTCTGATCAAGAAAATATTTCTCAGTTTCAACCCACTTCCGAAAATACTGCGGGATCTCTTCGAATTGCCGACGGTTCTCGTATTGTTGGATCGGTACGTTCTCGTGGTGCGATTCTCGTGTTTACCGAAACAGCACTCCAAGCTTTACAGTATATTGGTCCTCCTTTTACTTTCGGTCTTCGACAACTCGGTCAAAACTGTGGATTGATTGGACAGGATGCTGCAATTGATTTGAATGGTATTGTGTATTGGATGTCTCAAGATGCCTTCTATCTGTTTGATGGTTCGGTCAAAAAGATGCCTTGTACTGTACAACAGTATGTTTTCAATGACTTCAGTCCAACCGCTTCTCAAAATGTTTTTGTGGGACATAGTGGTGAGTTTAATGAAATCTTTTGGTTTTATGCTTCCAATGGTTCCGATCAATTAAATCGATCTGTGTTTTATAATTATCAAGAACAGACTTG